ACAGTGTGCAGGATGACACCTGTACATGGCCACGTAGTTATCATGTGTGATAACCTGTCGTACCGCGTACGTCTGAGGAATGCGTTGTTTAAACCTCACCGTTCCCGGCTCTGTGTGCTAGTAACTCACAACCGAATAAATCAGTGGCAAAGGTACCTGCGACAGAGTGTCAACTCTAATCGTTATAACAACTTAATGCTACAACAATGAAAACACTAATGAATAGTATTTTCCTTAGAGTGAGGTCACTTGAACCTGTGAGATTAGTACTTAAGTCTCCAAAAGAGATGAAAAGTATGCTAATCTTGCTAGTGCACGGATTGTCCCTGGTTAAGTATTATGCACATTTTGTTGTTCTTGTTGAGAGAATTATTTCTTTATATAAGAAAAGTGGACGAAAGTTCACAGTTCTTTATTTAAAGGAATGTTCTCGAGCAACAATCCAGTGGTTTGCGTCGCAAACATACATTCCGAATCCGGAAGTATGGATTGCTCTCAAATCCGGACTCCCTCTCATAATTCCAGGTCCTCTTAGACACTTGATCCGGCAGATAAAATCTGCTGGTGACAGTGCTACAGGGGTTCTGGTATTACGAGGTGTTTTAAGCGTTTTCCAATTTTGGAGAGTAATGAAGGTCCCTGGTAGCCAACCTAAATGGTCAACTATCACGGATCCTTCTACTGCAGTTGGGTTACCCTCAAATGATGAGGTCCAACAGGCAGTTAAATTACTACCTCCTCTAATGGTACGTAAAACTGTGGAGTGGAGAATCTCAGAGGTTTCCGGTCCAAATACGCCAATTTATTATTGTTGTATTATGGAACTTACTTCTTGGATTAACAATTCTCCCAATCTTGCTGCTAGCACAATTCGTACCTATTTTAGGTAGAATTGCTAAGTTCGAGGAAGGAGGAGGTAAATGGCAGTTTTGTCATTTACAGCCCTTTCCTTCGATCTTAGTGCTGCAACCGATAGATTACCACTTATGGTGGCGATCTTCAATTGGTAAAATCAAGTATGCCGTTGGGCAACCAATGGGTGCTTACTCTTCCTGGGCAATGCTGGCTCTAACACATAACGTGTTGGTGCAAGTGGTTGCAAGAAGGGTGGGTCATACGACATTATTCACTCAGTACTTTGTACTTGGTGACGACATTGTTATCTTTGATGATAATGTCGCTCGTAAGAGAAACGTGTCTATGTACCAGGTTCTACTGGTTGAAGTCTTCACTAAAGGTGTAGTTCTTTATCCAAGCAGTGTGTTAGTATTGCTAGAAGGTCTGAATAAGATTAGAACCGAAAGGTACTATCTTATACAGACAACTAGCATTTAGCAACTCTGGGACCTGCGTTTATCCAAAAGTAAGGCCATATGATCAACAATGTTGACGGTATGGATCACGAAATCTTTCGGATTTTCTCTTGATTTCTTTCAATCCTAGTAATCTCAATTTGAGATTACTGGATGAAGGAAATTGAGAAACAACAGGCTATTCTGAGACAGAACTGGGGTTTCTTTGGAAATTTTCCTAAGAACTCCGGTTCTGCCGAAGAATAAGTTGCTATCGGCGTTACTAACAATACCGATGGTTCTTTCTCCCGCATGGTGGCTCTACGGAACTGCCTTGTGGAGAAGCTTGGATGCTCC